TAACTAAATGGGAAGAAAATAACAAACAAGCTATGGATGATGACGCAGATTTAGTAGCTGAGTTTGTTGATATTGAAGGTAATCCTGTTTGATGAAACAACTTTCTGAGGCAGGACACTGGTATGATAGAGAAGGAACGCCTACATATACTATTGTAGGTGCGAATGGTGTCGAAAGAAACACGACCCTTCTTGACGCTAGAAAGCACGGATATGTCCCATCCGTTACAACAATTATAGGGGTGGCTGCAAAGCCATCCTTAGAAGACTGGAAAATTAACCAAGCATTAAACTCCGCAATAACTTTAAAACAAAACCCAGGCGAAACCTTAAAAGAATTTACATATAGATGTAAGCAAGACTCAAAAGAGATAGGCCGCAAAGCCGCAGAGCGCGGCACAATAATTCACGCGATGATCGAGCAAGGATTTTTGGGTGGCAAAGAAACTAAAGCCTATAGAGTTATTAAAGATTATTTAGACAAAGAATTTCCTGATGAAACTTGGATAGCGGAAGACTCGTTTTGTTCTACTAACGGATATGGTGGGAAGATAGATTTATATTCTAAGTCAGGAATATTTGTTGACTTCAAAACCAAAGATGGGTTAAAAGGTAAACAAGCATCCAAGTTAGTTTTCGACGATCATGGGATGCAACTTTCGGCATACGCTGAAGGATGTAATTACAAAGAACCAGAAAGAGTTTCCATATTCGTAGACAGAGAAGATCCTGAACTTATAGCAGCCCATCGGTGGGGTAAAGATACCCACGAAAGGCATCTTGATATGTTCAATAGTCTTCTTACATATTGGAAGTTAGTAAAAAAATATGATCCATCAGAGATCTTAAATAACAACAAAAACGAGGCAGCATAAATGGTTAAGATGACAATCGAAGGAACAGACTACGACACAGATAATATGACTGATGAACAGAAAGAATTAATTGAAGTTTTAAAAGTTAACACAACTACATCAAATGTAGTCGGTCATATGTTACAGTGTGTCAATGCAATAGGTAGGGTTAAAGTAGATGAATTAAAGGCTTCCCTATCTGATGGCAAAAAAGACTAATACAAAACGTCGGCACAATTCAAGACGCTATCGTAGTGGTTTAGAAGAACAAGTCGCTGACTATTTAAAACATCACCAAAAAGAAGTTAGATACGAACTACTAAAAATCCAATGGGAAGACTTGCGATACAGAACGTATACGCCTGACTTTCAGTTGGACAATGGTATCTTTATAGAATCTAAGGGGTTGTTCGATAATGAAGACCGCCGTAAGCATATAGCTATCAGGGAACAACATCCTGAGTTAGATATACGGTTAGTGTTCAGTAACGCACAAGCTAAACTCTACAAAGGTTCTAAAACGCGCTATTGTGGGTGGTGTGAGAAGCACGGATTCAAGTGGGCGCACAGAGTCATACCATTGGAGTGGCTATTAGAAAAAGGTAGCTACACTAAAGACACTGTAATAAAATTAAAAACAAAACGTAAGGATATTTAATGGCATATAAACTAGCAGACGATGAGGTGGCCTTGATATTGCGCCCCATAAGGTTTGATAAAGACGGAAAGTGGAGTGGTCTTATATCTACAGGGATAGCTATGGGGCCAGAAGAAAAGATAGATCGAAAGATATTAGCGGAACTAATTAAGTGTGCTACATTCTTGAGTGCTTTCCTAGATATAGCGCACGAATTTCCTGACATTATGGAGATCGTAGAAGAGCGACGGGATGAAATG